CAGCAAGCCGCTCGTTGTGATCGCGTTCGGCATCTTCAAGCGACTGCATCCTGTCGCGTTGCAACTCTGCCAATGCATCGGCATAGTCACGTTCCAGGTCGGCCTTCGCCTGCTCAAACGCCTGCTTAGCTTCAAGCTCCGCCTGCTGTCGCTCCCTCTGCGCTTCGACACGCGCTTGTGCAGCTTCCTGTTCAATTGTCGCCAGTTGCTCCTGGTACGCCTGCTCTGCTTCCAAGCGTGCGTTGCGCAACTCCTCTTCAATCTCTTTGAACGCCTCGTCACGCGCTATCGCCGCTTCAATCTTGGCCTGGTTCGCCTCATTCTCTATCTCGTTGAGCGCTTCCTGGTGCGCTATCAATGCTTCCTTCTCAGCCTCACGCCGCTCCTCTTCAGCAGCCCGCACCTGCTCCTGATACGCCTGCTCCGCCTCGGCTTGCTGTTGCTGGTGTTGCTGGTCAAGTTCAGCAAGCTGTTGATTTGTGGCACTCTGTTGCTCAACGATTTGCTGATTGAAATCCTGCTGGTGTTGCGCAGCAGTGGAGAGCGACGCTTGCCATCCGGTGGTGTCCAACCCTAACTCGGTGCGCACCTCGGACGGTATCGCCTGGAGTTGCGCAGTATATTCTTCGAGCGATATATCCCCAGCAGTGAACTGTGCAGTGAGGTCAGCGGTTTTCTGCTCAGTCAGCGCGTCCATTTGCGCTTGCGCATCAGCCGCGTTTTGACGCATTGCATCCAGTTCGCCAATGATGTTGCTATCTCCACCACTCGCCGACCACTGGTCAATGGCGTCGCGCATGTTGCCAAACGCAGCCGTTGCCAGGTCTTGCTGCACTCCGAACTGGTCTGCGATGGATGCCGTTAGCTCTTCGGCTTTGTCGCTGGCAATACCGTTCATCAGCGCCTGCGCATGGACATACTCGATGAGCATTTGCCCCAGGTGCGCCGCCTGTTGCGCCTGCTGCTTGGCATAGGCGACGGCCGCCTGCTGTTCCGCAGCCGCGTATGCTTCCTGCTCTGCCGCCAAACGCTCTTGTTGCGCCGCCTCGGCTTGCGCCTGCTCCTCAGCAAAGCCAGCATCAGCGATAGCCTGCCGCGTGTCCTGTTGTGCAAGCTCGCGTGCCCGCTCACGAGAGTGTCCGGCCTCCAAATACGCGATGTAGCGCTCCTGCTCCTGGCGCTCAATGTCAGCGATGGCATCCGCGTGTTGCTGACGGAGGTCTTGCATGTCCTGCTGACCTTCGGCTTCGATGGCTGCGATGTTATCCACGTGCTCCTGCCGGCGGTCTTCGATATCGGCAATGTAGTCGGCATCGCTTTCCATCACATCGCGCAGCGCGGCGGCTCCGTCAGCAGTAATGTCGTTGAGGTCGTCAACGAGTTGCTGGCGTGCCTGCATTTGCAGGTCTGCGACAGCTTGCTCGCCTTCTGCAATGATACCAGCACGTTCTTGCTGGTACTCCTGCTCAAGGTCAAGCCGTTCTTGTTGGTACTCCTGTTGTGCATCCGAAACAGTCCCTTGATACTGTTTCTCGATGTTAACTAATTTGTCGTTGTAGTCTGAGGCTTGCTCAGCACGCTTCTCTGCTGTTTCGGTGTCGATTGCAAGGATTGTATCGGAATACCCCTCTATCGCCTCGCTACGGGCTTTCTGTGCATTCTCTTCTGCGTCGGTAATCTCCTGTGAAAAATCCGTCGCCGCCTGCAACCGTGCGTCGTTGGCATCACGTTCGATATCAGCTAATGTCTGCTCATAATCACGTGCGATGTCGTTGATGGTCTGGCGATAGTTGCGCTCGATGCTCTCGCGTTTTTTGGCGTGGTCACGAGCTGCGTCTTCCCGTCTGCGTTGATAATCGCGTTCTATGTCAGCTTGCTGGCTGGCATAGTCGCGTGTGGCATCGGCTACAGCACGCTGTGCATCGCGTTCTATGTCGGCTCGCTCATCAGCATAGCGCTGCATCTCGTTGTTGCGCTTGTCAGTATAGTCGGCCTCAATGTCCGCCAGCGATTGCTGGTGGTCTGCGGTCTCGCTCTCGACAGCGTCGTGGTATTCACTCTCCGCATCGGCTCTGGCCTCAGCAGCGTCGGCTACGGCTTCGCTGCGTTTGTTCGCATAATCGGCATCGATGTCTGCAAGTTTCTCCCCATGTTGGCGCGCCGCGTCTTGCAGCTTATCTGCTGTATCACGCTCGATATCTTGCAATTCGCGTGCGTGATCTTGATGTGCATCTTGCACGTCGCGTTGGTAGTCCGTGTCAATGTCAACGAGTTTATTCGCGTGGTCTTGCGCTGCGTCTTCCAGGGCGCGTTGCTGATCCAGTTCTGCGTCTGCGATGGATTGCTGGTAGTCCGCAATACTCTTTGCGGTCTTGACCGCTTCGTCCGCAACATCTTGGAGCGTGTCTGCCAACGATGATTGGTTGCTTGCAGCGTCGGTAGATACAAGATCCTTTTCGGATGCAGCGAGGGCAATGGTCTCCTCGGTGGCAGATGCGAGTTTGTCTGTGAGGGTACCTGTGCCATCAATCTGGTCTTGGGTGCGGTTGGCGAGGGCGTCGAGTTGTACCAATAGCTCATGTGTGGCTTCCCTGCGCGCTATCTGCGCATCGGTTGCGAACCCCTCTTCTTGTGCTGCCTTTGCGTATTCGGCATAGAGTTGCTGGAGTTGTGCCTGCATCGCTTGCATTTGGTCACGCTGTTCAGATAACCCAGACTGCGTCTCTGCGTCGGCCTCGTTCAGTGCTTCTAGCGCGGCGGTAGCGGAGGCATAGCCATCCTGCGCTGACAGCCACGCCTCCGCATGCCGTGCAATCTCCTCGTTACTGATGGCAAGTTGCGCCCCAGCGGTAACGACGGGGTCAATGATCCGTTCCAGGTGTCCGACCATGTCCGCCATGATGGGGTTGGTGGTGAGGAGTGCCGGGACAAGCAACCCGCTTATGCTCTCAGCATAAGTTTGGATTGCCTGATTTGCCGGCCCCAGAACATCGTTTACGACCCGCAAGCCAGCAAACAGATTGTGCATCTCTTGTGCCAGATCACTCGCTATCCGTACCACTGCCGGACCGTGTTCTGATGCCAGTGCGGTGAAATCTTTCAACATTGCCGTGAGTATTGGCAGGAACTCACTGCCCGCTTCTACTGCAATGCCGTTCAGCGCGCTCTGTAGTAGCGTTAGCTGTCCGTTGAATGTGTCCAGCTGTCGGTCTGCGATTTCCTGTGCGGTTCCGCCAGCATCAGCCAGACTGTCTGTGTAGTGCTCCAGGTTTTTGTCGCTATCGGCAATGAGCAGGTTGAGCGCACGCATTCCCCTCGCCTGGAAAATCGAACCTAGCGCTGCGTTCTTCTGCTCATCGTTCATATCTGCCGTTGCATCGCGGAATTGCTCAATCACAGACGGCAGCCCTACGAACTGGCCTTGCAAATCGAATACGTTAATACCAAGCTCTTCGATGGCACTCGCGCCATCCTTGGTCGGGTCAATGAGCGATGCCAGCATGTTGTCGAGTGACGTGCCGGCCCGACTGGCCTGCAATCCACTGTTCCCCATCACGGCGAAGGATGCCGATAGTTCCTCAACCGTGATGCCAAGTTGCGCGGCTTTTGGTGCCGCATATGCAAACGACTGACCTAGTTGGTTGACGTTGACGTTACTTGTGCTCATTGTTTTCGCCATCACGTCAGCAACGCGATTCATTTCATCAGCAGCGAGCCCCATGCCAGTTAATACGTTGCTGGCAATGTCCGAGGTTCGCGCCAGATCGAGATTGCCTGCCGTAGCAAGCGCCAGCGTGCCAGGCAGTGCAGCAATGCTCTCCTCGGCAGACAACCCGGCCATCGCCAGAAACTGTAGTCCTCCCGCAGCTTCGGCAGCCGTGAACTTAGTTGTCGCTCCCATCTCCATTGCGGCATCCCGCAGCGCATGAAACGCCTCGGATGACGTTCGTGCTTCTTCCGAGACGGCGGCAACGTTGGTGATGGCCTGCTCGAACTCAGCAGCGGTGGCAACAGTTTGGCGGCCTAGCTCGACTAGCGCGGCGCTGATCTCAAGCACGGCGGCTACTGCTACTACCTGCATGGCGGGGAATGCAACGCTGGCGGTGGCGCCGAGGTCGGCAACACTTTGCCGAGTTTCAAGTATGCCCTTTCGGAATTGTTGTGCATTGAACTGAGGGGATGTTTTTTTTAGCGAGGCAAACGATTTTTGAACACTGACTCGCATTGAAGCCGCGTCCGATTTCATCAGTGTGATGTTTTTTCTGAAGCCGGATATGTCTAATCCGACTTTGCCGTATGCACTGCCTAACTGTACTGCCACGTATTGCTCGTCTGGTCTAAAATAATTGTTTCCACCAGTCTGTGTCGTCGGGTGCGCTGACGACCTCACGAACACGGCCACCAGTAAATCTGGAAAGCATCATGGCATCCGCCTCCCCCTGCCGTCGCTCACCGCTCGATGCCCGCCCCGAACGACGATGGAGCGCGTCTAACTCTGCCCTGATGCCCGCATCAGCCACCACCAGGTCAACCTGGTACGCCAGCCACGCGTCGTCAATCCCCACCAGCGCTGACGGACGCTGCTGGTACCGCCTCGCTATCGTGTCCACTGTCTTCAATAGCTCTCTGTTGCGCACGAAACGAACGCAAGGCTGCCACCTCAGACAGCAACCAGTTGAAGATTTCCACCTGCACGTCGCCGGGAATTTCGTGCAGAGCTATCGCCGTGTCGGATGGCTCGTCGGCAATTGGAGGAGAGACGGCGCTGGCTCGGATGAGCACGGCGATGAGTGGCGCAAGGTCTCTCAGTATCTCATACTCGCCCTTGCTTTCCATTCCACCTTCTACAGCCTGCTCCACGAGCGAAAGGAGCGGCGTGGGGATATCGCCGTGTATCGCCAATGCTTTGATGTCTACCCGGCGCATCGTGAGCACGAGTCCGCCGGGTAGCTCAAAAGTCTTCTGCTGCGATTGTCGCCAGTCGTTGAGGTTCATCAGGATACCGGAAGCGCCTCTGCTGTTGCGTGGCGCACGACCTGCACCATATAGCCCGCTGTGTCGTCGTGGACCGCCATTCCCGATGTGGTAATGTTGGCAAAGTCACCGCCGGTGCCGCTCCCGGTGAATGCGATCTCACCCGTTATCTTGCATTTCGGCAGGATGATGTGAAAATCGCCAGCGCAATCTTCGAGCTTGAGCTTGCCGAAAATTTTGAAATTCGGCAGACACTCGCCGCCACTGACTGGTAATGTGTCCTCAAGCGTCGCCCCGGTCCCGTCTGTGGTCAGGGTTGCCCCCAACATGATCGACAGTGCTTTGAGCGGGACACCGGCATTGTTGAACGACCACCCCACGCTGTTGGCCTGACTGCCGACAACAATAAGCCGCCCCCCTCCCATCAGTTCGCTGGTACTAATATTGAGCGTGATGCCAAGCTCCTGCGGATTGTCAAGATCGGCGTAGGTCATCGTCGGGTCGTCGTAATCCAGGATTTTGATGTCCGTGAGTTGGTATGGATAGACCTTGTCCTGTGTAACGGTAGGCATCTCTGCACCTCCATAATGTTTGTTACTGTATGATTAATGCTTGCCAACGCTGAATAATGACGTTGGCATCCAGAATATCGTCTTTGGCGAATGTGGTGCTGTCCGGCTCGATAGCGAAACACCCCGTCTCGTCATCGCAGATTTGAGCCAGGTAGAGCAGCGAATACGCCGCCTTCCGAGCCGCCTCGATATCGTCAGTGCCGCGTCGTTGATAGAACCAGATGGCGAACGAAAGCCGCGTGGTCAGGCGTGGCGCAATGCGTGGTGAGACCGGCGTCTCTGTGGTCATCTTCAGTAAGGCACATGGCTGAATTTCCCTGTTTGCATCAAAGGCGTCAGGCGTGTCCTGTCGGCTGATTTCGCGTGCAACGTTGCCGTGCTGGTCAAGATAGTGCAACCCGCCAATGAGCAGGCTTTCCATCGTCGACTGCAATGCATCGTAGATGGCTTCGATGTACACTAGCGAAACACCTCTTGTAGCATTTGTTGAAGCTCAGGTATAGCGATTTGTTCTAATGCTGGCCTGATGATGGCATAACGACCAGCGTTGCGCACCTCTAGCCAGATGCCATAGTCAATAGTCGTGCCATGACTGAAATATATCTCGACGAGGTCATGGCTCGCCTGTTCTGCAACGGCAAACAGTTCCGAACGAGCCGCGCCCGTCTGGTCTGTCCAGGGAGCATTGGCTTTCATCCATTGCTCGATACGTGCCGCGAGCCGCATAGCCAGGAGCTGTATGCGCTGCTCAATGTGGTGTTCGTATGAGTTCATGTCATCAAGCAGGCTGCCTTGCCACACGAATGTCACCATCACTCCACCACCTCTGCTGCAGCAAATGCCACCACCATGTCCTGTGTGAGTGTCAAATGAGGCGGTGCTGTCCAGTTGAATTCGATGCTCACTCCACCACCTCCGCTTCGGCGAGTGTCGCCACCATCCGGTTCGGGTCCGCAAACACCACGCGGTAGAGTTCGTCGCCGATGGTGAAGCGGTCATCAACTGCAATGTCCAGCGTAGACGCGCCGTTGATGACGATGCCACCGCGTTTCTCGCTGGCACTCTCGTTGCTCTGACGAGACGCCCGATTCGTGGTCAACTCAACCCTCACGATCTGTGCCGGCAGGGTCTCGTTGCCGCGCCGTATGGCAATGGACACCTCTCTGTCGCCACGCATCGCTGCTATTGCGGTGGCAATACTGTTTCTTGCACTATCTCTCAGCACCACGCCTCCTGATGTGTGTGTATTTTTTGTTGCCAATGACGTGGCGTTGGCATCCGCACGCACGAGCGTCATACGAGAGCGCAATGCGTGGCTCGTTATCCATCGCATCGATGAGCCGCGAAAACGGCCAGTCGAGCCAGGCCAGCACTTTGACGATGGCTTCCGGTTTTGCTGTAAGTATCGCCAGGAGTGCTTCAGTGTCGCTCATCGCATCCCCTGGTAGTACTTCAGACGCCGCTCGTATCGCCGCTCGTAGCTGTCTATCTGTCCCTGCACCTGCGTAACAGTTTTGGTGCCATCCTCAAACTTGACGCTCACCTCACCCTGATCGTAGCCAGTCACGCCCCCGCGCTCATTGGCGCTGTCTATCATGTCCTGCAAGACCAGCGATTTGGCTTTGATGAGCACCAGGTCTGCCACCTCGCTAGTCATGTCGGGGTACTCGCCCGCGCCGTTGATCACGTGAGCCGCGCCATAATGCAATGTCCAGACCAGGTCTATCCAGAGCGACAGGTCGTTGTAGACATAGAGCGTCGTGGCTCTGATGTCTGTGTCTTGTGGCGGCTCTGTGTTTACTGGATACGTGGATGGGTTGCTCCAGCGAATGCTTTGCAGGTAATCGTCTGGCAATGCGTATTCGACAGTGTCGACTACAAACGTGATGTCCACACGTTTGACCATCGCAGTATCACGGCTCACGATGCGTACAGCAACCTGGATGTACGCATCAATGTCTGATGGCTCAATGCTGGGGAACTCCGCAGCGAGTTGCGATGTGAGCGATGCGTGTGGAGTGCTCATTCGTATGCCCTCGCCACCCTGACCTGTACCGATAGCTCCCCGGCTGCCTTGGGTGTGCCACCAGACCCCTCAAAACGGACATAATGTACCCCGCTCACTGTCGGCTCAATGTCGGCATAGTAAGTGCCAGTAGCGCTGCGAATGATACCTGCTTGACCAGCACTATAGGTGCGAGTGACGAGTGATAAGAGCGGTGCCTTGTGCTTGAACATCACCGTTGTCGGGTCAACCAACGCGCCGTTGATGGTGAATGTGGCGGTGATGCGCACGGCGTCGCCAATATCGCAAATTTTGGCGCTGCGGGTCATCACCAGTACTGTCGGGAACGCTGCAACGAGGCGCACGGTGCCGGTAACGACGGTGCCGGTGGCGCTCACCGGGGCTGGTGTGTAGGATACGTCAGGAAATGTGCCTACCGCAAGGCTGCCGACAGCCTGCACGGGGGCGGGCGTGATTGTGCGGTCTGGTAGTGTTACATTGGCAGGATACACCGACCCTGTTGCAGTAACGGGGTCTGGGGTGATATTGATGTCCGGCATTGTCCACCCCCCCTTATGCCAACCTGACTTCCAGGTCGTTGAGGTTGATGGCCTCACCATTGGCGGCAGCGCGGTCAACACTCAAATCCCAGATGAAAAACACTTGACGGGAACCGACTGTTACGTTGTCATCGGTCAGTACGGCGTACCGAGCACTGTCACCAGACGACGGTATCGATCCGCCGCTCGCTGTCCACGAGACGGTCTTGAGTTGCAATGCGGCACGGTCATCGGTGTTGTTTTGTGTCAATGAATCGAAGTCGGTGCTGTTCGGTGTCAACTGAAACCCGCCATCACTGTAGCCATTGCCGGTCTGGATTTGCGTGAGTTGTGAGAGCGTGTCAATGTCTGCCGATGGTGCGGAGCCGTCAGTCACGAGAGCAATATAAAAGTTGGTTGGCAATGTGGTGCCACGAAAGACATACCCCAGAAGCAAAAACTTGCCTCGATTGGTGAAATAACCTGCCATTACTCTCCTCGTGTCCAGTCGCTTTCGAGCCACACGTTCAGTCGTGAGGCGTTAGCGACATACTGTTGCTGTTGTGTGTAGTATTGTGATACGTTTTCGTATTGCGAACGACGTTGCATGCATTCGCGTTGTTTGCGCTCTGCCTGCGCTTGCGTGCGCCACCGAAAGTGCTTGTAGAGCAGTTTTTCTGGTGCAAGTGCAGGGTTCGGCAGCGTGCTGTTGTGTGTCCTGATGCGGAGACCGTCAACGTTGTGTGCCGTACGTATCTGGCCTCGCTGTTTGTTGATGTAATGGTCGAAATAAGCGAGCGGATCCATTCCGGCAGTAAATCCGTTGTCCACTGGCATCATCTGGTGATGGTGATGGTCAATGAGGTTGTAGCCTTGCTGGTGCAGGCGATAGACCGCGTCTCGATACGTCTCGCCGCGTTGGTTGGAGCCGAACCACTCATCTGCGCTCCACAGCATCACCCAATCGACTGGGAGTGAACGGGCATACTCCCATGTGAACGTCACGAACCGCTCCCAGGAGAAGTCGCCAGGATGCTCCCACTTATTCACAGCCCAACGCTGCACGTCGGCAACCCCGCGCCCCAGGTAGCGCTGCGCTATCTCGTATGAGCCGTCATCGCTGTAGTTGTCAAAGACGTGGATGCACACACCTTGTGCTATGGCGTGACGGATAATCCAGTCCAGTACGTCCGCCTCGTTGCGCACCACCATAAGCGCTGCAACGCGAAAATCGTCAGGGGGTGCCATACTTGCGTGGCCTCCCTCTACCGCGTCGTGTGGCCTTGTGTGTGATGGTGGCATCATCAACAGTGTTGTGGTGTGTGTCGTTGTCTGCTGGTTCTGCTGGCTCTTCTGTCACTCCCGTTACTTCCATCGCATCTTCAGAAGTGACCTCGTTGTTGTCACCCACTGCCACGAACGTCACGCCGCGTGGCGTGCGCAGGGTGATGTTCGGCAATGATAGCGCCCGCAGGTCAATCTCTTTGTGTGGCGCGGTGTCGTGGATGCCCACGATGGCACCGACCTGGCATTGAGACATGACGTGCTGTAGATGCTCAAGACGTTTCGGGCTGCTGTCAATCCACGCAAACTGCACCGGATCTGGACAGGTGAACTCCACGATGTCCTGCTCAACCACTTCGACTGGCAATCCTGCGCAGCGCTCACGAGCGGCGGCGGCGCGTTCGGTATCATTCTCCACCGCATAACATTTGCCGTGTCCGTTGCGCAACAGCGCCTGTCCGATGGCGGCGGCGGTCTCGCCGTGATAGGAGCCGCTCTCAATAACCACCTCTGGTTGCAACGCCCGCACCATTCCCACAACGAGGTCTATAACCTCGTGTTCGGTGCTGAGGCTGTCTGTCGCGTGCCAATGCTCTGGCCTGGGCTGCCACTCACACGGCCTTGTCCACGTGCTCTCTGGTGTACCGGTGGCTCGCGTGGTGTCAAATGGCGCTTTTGACAGCCAGTCCCCAGAGTGCCATGCCCGGAGTTTCGGGTCGCTGGCCTTACGGATGAAACTACTGTCGACAGGCCAGCGGTGATACGGCGCTCCCTCACCTTTCGCCAGTTCGACCCGCAGGCGCTCCTGTCGGCTCTGCTGTTTCTGTTTGGCTTGACGGGATGAGCGGTAGCGGTAGTTCATCAAGATGAACAGTTCGGGGTACACCTTGTGTCCATCAAACGACACCTGGTGGCATGCACGCGCCATTGTGACCGGCTTGTCGCCGGCTTTCCACGCGCGTTGCAGAGGCAGGTCGCGTAATTCGTAGTATTTAATGTGGCGCACCATATCGCCACTATCAAACGTATCATCCGTCGGCCAGTAATCGAGATACGAGTGGTCAACCACCGTGTAGCCCATCTGGGCAACAGCGTGCAACGCATCTCGATACGGCACGCCGTACCAGGGGCTGCGCAGATACTCATCCGCATCCCACGCCATATGCCACGATGCCGGATAGGTGAGCAGATCACATGTCACAAAATCGGCATACGCATAGTGGGAGAAGCTGTTTGCCGGCTTCTCAGGCCAGCGTTTGAGTGCGATGACGCCCTGTCCGACAAAGCGCTCTGCAAGCTCGTAGCTGCCGTCATCGCTCCAGTTGTCGTAGATGACCAGTTGCACGCCTTCGGCAATGGCACGCTGAATGACTGCATCCAGCACGTCAATCTCGTTGTAGACACGCATCGAAGCCACGACTGTGAAGTCGTGTGGCGTGCGTGCCAACGGCGTGTAGGGCAGGATTGGGGCTATCGGCTCTGCAACCTCAGGGACGGTGTCGAGCCGCTCTGCAACGCCCTTATGGATGAGCGCAATGGCGCGTGGGTTCGGCAGAGAGAGTATGTCCCCCTGCCGAACCGGGCGCTCCCCAGTAAGTTTGCCGTTGTAGTCACGCGTGATACGTATATCCATCGTTGACTAGCTCCCCAGCGCAATCCCGTAGGTGATAGCAGCGGCGCTCGTGGCCTTGCGGTAGGTGAGGCCGAATCGCATCAGGGCGACGATTTCGGTGGTATCAGAGCGCGGTGTGCGAGTTGTCTCAATGGTCATCCGGCGACGCCAGCCCATTCGCCACTGATCCCAGCGCACGCAGAGCACCGCGCCGTGTGTGTTGTTGGCTGGGGTGCCACTGTCGACATATCCGTTGTCAGAGCGACACAGGTTGTCTGCATCCGCACGCAAGAAGTTGTCGCTCCCGTAGATTGGCGTGTATCCAGGTATATTGATGCGGTTGCCATTAATGGTTGCTCCTGTGAGCATCGGGTAGTCCGCACGCGGCACCTGAATTTTCTTGACCAGTTCCCACCAGATAGCCGGGGGTACAATGGTGCCCACACGGTCGCTAGTGATTGCGCCAATGGAGCGCGGGCCAAGCAGTTTGGCGGTCAGGTGGAAGACGTCGAAGTCGAAGCCACCGTTGTTGTCGCGGTTCATTCCCGATGTGCCCAGTGCGATTTTTCGCATACCATTAACGGTTGTG